CCGCCGAAGTGACATGGACATCAAGAAGCGACTCACGCTGCTGATCGGCGCCCCGGCGCTCGCAATGGTCATGGTCAACGTGCCCAAGTTCGAGGGCACCATTCTTCGCGGCTACAAAGACCCTATTGGCATCGTCACCGCCTGCACTGGCCACACCATGACTGCAGTTCTGGGACGCCCGTACACCCCGCAGGAGTGCGAAACGCTGCTGCTGCAGGACTTGCTTGCGCATGCCGAGCCCGTTGTCAAGTGCGTCGGACCACTGCCAACAGGTCAGATGGCGTCTGCGGTGTCGTTCGCGTTCAACGTCGGCACCGGAGCATTCTGCAACTCGACATTCGCCCGCAAGCTCAAGGCGCGCGACCCCACCGCGTGCGACGAGTTGTCACGCTGGGTGACGGCTGGCGGTAGGACGCTCCCCGGGCTGGTCGAACGGCGCAAGGTTGAGCGCTCTATGTGCCGGGGTGAACTCGAATGAGCGCGCTGTCACCAATTCTGCGTCAGGCAACCGATGACATGTTGCTGTTCTGGTGCCCTGGCTGCGACGGCGCACACGCTATCCAGCACGGCGCAGGACCAGGGCCACGCTGGGGGTGGAACGGCGACGTGCACAAGCCCACGTTCACGCCAAGCGTGCTTGTCACTGGACGGGAATTCACAGCTAAGGGTCGGGCAGATTTTGAAGCGTGGCGCGGCGCTGGATGCCCGCGCCCAGAGGGTGGTCAGCCAGTGCAGTTCGAAAACGCTCCCTCGGTCTGCCATAGCTTTGTGACCGATGGCCGAATCCAGTTCCTGGGTGACTGCACGCACGCGCTTGCTGGGCAGACGGTCGATCTGCCGCCATGGCACAGCGACGTGGAAGTGTCGTGAACCCGCTCATCATCGCCGCTCTGATCTCGGCCAGTGCCGCAGGGCTCACCGCCTGGCAAGTCCAATCGTGGCGCTACGACGCCAAGGAGAAACACCGTGTTGAAGAACAAGCCGCTCATGACATTGCTGCGCAGCGCGAGCTCCGTGCTCTGGAAAACCGCCGCCAAACCGCTGCCACCGCTGCCCAAGCCGCAGCGGTGGGACGTGGCATTGATCTACGGCGCGCTGCTGACGGCAGTCGTCTTGCTCTTGTCGGGCTGTCACACGCTGCCGAGCAAGCCCTGCGAGAGGCCGGTGCAAGTCACGATGCCTGCATTGTCCGAGCCACTGCCGCCAGTGAACTACTCAATCAGTGTGCAGCGCGATATCGAGACTTGGGAGAAAAGGCTTCGCGCCACGTCTCCGACATCCAAACCCTGACCGACACCTGGCCGAGGGAGTAGCGAAATCTTGACGTTGGTAATACGCAGATCGCCTCAGCACAATTCGCAGCATTAGACAAGGATAACCAATATGGCCCGCAACTGGTTCACCGTGAAAGCCGCCTCGGGCGACAAACCCGCAACGATCTCGATCTACGACGAGATCGGCATGTGGGGCGTTACCGCCAAAGACTTCATCGCCAGCTTTCGCGCCATCGAGTCGAACAAGATCACGCTCGAAATCAATTCGCCCGGTGGCTCGGTGTTCGACGCCCTCGCGATGTTCAACGCGCTCAAGAATTCGGGCAAAGACATCACCGTTGTTGTGATGGGCATTGCGGCCAGCGCCGCGAGTTACATCGCCATGGTCGGCAAGAAGATCATCATGCCGGAAAACACATTCATGATGGTACACAACCCCATGAACGGCGTGTGGGGTAACGCCGACGACATGCGCGAAATGGCCGACATCCTCGACAAGATCGGTGCAAGCCTGACTGCGACCTACGTTGCGCGAAGCGGAAAGACGCCCGAGGAAATCGGGGCTCTGCTTTCCAGCGACTCCTACCTGACCGCCGCCGAGTGCAAGGCGCTTGGGTTTGCTGACGAAGTGAGCCCTGCGATCACGGCCACTGCCAAGTTTGAAGCCGAGCATTTGCCCGAGAACATCCGCGCGATGTTCACTGCGAAGGCGCCCGACGCCGAGCCTGCGCCGACGACCCCTGCTGTCGCGTTTGCAGATCAAGTCGTCACGATGTGCGTGACTGGCGGCATGGCCGACTTCGCCGCGCTGTGGGCGCTTGACGACAATCTGGACACGCTTGACAAAGTGGCGGCGCGCATGGGCGAGGCTCGCGAGATCAACGCCCTGTGCGCCGTGGCGAAGCGCCCCGACGATGCGGCGAAGTTCATCAGGGGTGGCAAGACCGTGGCCGAAGCCCGCGCTGCGCTGTGCGCAGCCCTTGCCGAGTCGGACATCAACATTGACACCACAGTCAAAACGAGCATCAAGCCGAGCACAGACGCGCAGCCCTCGGCGGTGACACCTAGCGGAATGTGGGCTGCGCGCAGATCAACCTCTGGAGTGAAAAAATGACCAATCTCGTCGAAGGTCGCCACGTAGGCGAGCACCTTGTTTCCGAAGCGAACGGCACGCGCAGCCGGGAAGAAGTGACGGTAGTCCAAACGGGCGCCGCCATTGTTTCTGGCACTGTCATGGGCAAAGTGACTGCTTCGGGCAAGTACAAGCCCTACAGCAATGCAGCGGCTGACGGTACTGAGGTTGCCGCTGGCATCCTCTACACCGCACTTCCCGCCTTCACAGGCGATGCGCGTGCCGTTCTGCATGTGCGCGACTGTGAAGTCGGCAGCGCGTCGCTGACAGGTTCGGACGCCCCCGGCGTGGCCGACCTCAAGGCGCTCGGCGTCATCGTGCGGTAAGCGTCGCACCGGCCCAACTTAACTCGACATCAGGAGATTTTCAAATGGCATCACTTGACATTTTCAACGGCGACGCTTTCAGCGTTCAGTCGCTGACCAAGGCGCTGAACGACGCGCCCCACCAGCCTACCCGCCTCGGCGAGTTGGGCCTGTTCAGCGAAGAAGGCATTACCACCACGACGGTGAGCATTGAGAAGCAGGGTTCGACCCTCAGTCTCGTTCCGTCCGGTGAGCGTGGCGGTGTTGCGAAGCCTGCCGCCAAGGAAAAGCGCGTTCTGATCCCGTTCAAGGCAGTTCACTTGCCCCAGAGCGGCGGCGTGAACGCTGACGAAGTGCAGAATCTGCGCGCCTTCGGCACCGAAAGCGAACTCGAATCCGTGCAGAACGTGGTGAACAAGGAGCTGCGCCGCATGCGTCGCAACCTGGACGCCACGCTTGAGTATCAGCGCATGGGTGCGATCAAGGGTCAGATTTTGGATGCGGACGGTAGTACGGTATTGCTGGACATTTTCAACGCATTCGGCGTAGTGCAGCAGACGCAGGCAATGGTGCTCGGAACGCCCACAACCAAGGTTCGCCAGAAGGTCGTCGCCGCGAAGCGCAAGGTTGAGAGCGCCCTTGGCAATCTGATGTATTCTGGCTTGCGCGTGCTGTGCTCGTCCTCGTTCTTCGATTCGTTCGTCGAGCATGCAGATGTGAATGCCGCATTCGACCGCTGGATGAACGGCGAGTTCAAGCGCCAAGACCTGCGTGAAGGCTTCTTGTTCGGTGGCGTGTTCTGGGAAGAATACAAAGGCGCCGTGAACGGTCAAGACTTCATTGCTGCTGGTGATGCGTACATGATCCCCGAAGGCGTGCCTGACCTGTTCGTCATGAACTTCGCCCCTGCCGACTACATGGAAACCGTTAACACGATGGGCGTCCCCATGTACGCGAAGCAGGAAGCTCGCGCGATGAACAAGGGTATCGACATCGAGGCGCAGTCGAACCCGCTGACGCTCTGCACTCGCCCTGCCGCCATCGTCAAGCTCGGCGCGGCGTAACCAATGTCGGCATTCAGCCGATTGACAAGTAGAGTCCTGGCCCACTTGGGCCAGGCTTCGCTTTTGCGGGGCGAAATTGTTACGCCCCCGCGCATCATTCACGTCAAGCACGGCGTGCAGTTGACCGGCTACGGAAGCGAGTCCGCAGCCTATCGCGGCGATCTGGTGGTGGAGAAATCCATTGCGACGATCCCGAAGGAATACAACCCCATGGTGGGGGACCGCCTGCAAACCGCAGACGGCGGCGACTACGACCTGGACGTTCTGCACCAGGACAACGGTTTCACGATGAAGTTCATTCTTCGCGACCACTACGTGTGACCATGAGCCAGTCGGCATTCAAGGTAGAGATCGACATCAGCCGCATTGAGCGGCTGGGCGAAGCCTTGGGTGGTATCGACTCGGGATCGCTGGGCGAGGCGTCCATGCGCGCGGTCAACGCCGTGGCCGACGAGACATACGATCTGGCACGCCCGCGCATGCTGGCCACGATCAACCTGACCGACACCTACGTGCGCGACCGGATGACGGTCAATCACGCCACGAACCCGAACAACGTCAGCGCCAGCATTGTGGCCAGTGGTGACAAGTCGTCCATGACGATCTTGGCGCGCTACGGCGCCCGGCAACTGGTACAGCCTGTCAAGCATCCGGCGCGGTCGAGAGGCGATCAACTCTACTCGCGGAACATCGCACCTGGCATGAAGGCGGCGGGTATCTCGGTTGAGGTCACGCGCGGTGGGCGCAAGCCGATCACCAATGCGTTCTTCATGCCGCTGCGAAATGCTGGGACGGTGGGGTTGTTCACGCGCGAGGGTGATGGCAAGAAGGCGTACCTGCACAGGTACGGCCCATCCGTCTACCAACTGTTCCGCACGACGGCGCGCAACATGATCGACGAGGTCACCGACAACCTCGAAAACACGCTGGTCGAGGAAGTCAACAACCACATGAAGGCGGTTCTGAAATGAGCACCATCCATCAAGCATCTGCTGTCGCGATTGAGATCGCGGCGCGGGTCGCAACCATCACCATCGCCAACGGCTTCAGTACCGACATCGGGCTCAACGTGTTGCGCGGTCGCCGTCGCATCGACGATCACCAGGTGCCTTGCGTGGTCGTCGTCGAAGGGCTCGATACACCTACAGCAGGCCCTGGACGAATGGCAACCGCCGAGATCAGCCAGAGCTACATGCTGATCGCATATCACGCATGCCACCCTGACCACCCCAACGACAAGGCGCACGAACTGATCAAGGACTTGAAGCGTGCGATCTTCAAGGATGGTGTGACGTTTAACAGCATGGTCCCCCGCGTCGACTACAAGGGTCGCGACATTGGCCCGCGCGGTGACGGCGTGGGTATTGTGTGCGCGAGCATCGAGATCGCAGTCAAGTTCGTCGAAGACCTAACCAACCCGTAAGCGAAATCTTGGCGTTGGTAAAACCGAATCAGCTTTGCCACACTGCCCCCGTTCAGTGTCCAACTTGCGACATCAACCTACTGGAGAGATTCTATGACTGCTGCACGCGGCTTCTTGGGCGCTGGTGACCTTTACATCAGCCGATACAACCCTGTCACGGCCTTGTTCGAGGACTTCGTCGGTCCCATCGAGACGACCAAATTTGAAATCAAGCCCAAGGTCGACCTCAAGGAAATGACCTCGAAGGGTCGCGAGACTTACGGTCAGGTGATCGAGTCCGTGCCGATCCCCAAGCCGTTTGAGTTCACTGTCGAGTTTGCGGAAATCTCTGGTGACACACTGGTGTCTGCGTTCCTCGGCACCAAGACCGACATCAACGTCGGCGCGGGCACGATGACCGCACTGGCCGTTACCTGCAAGAAAGGCGCGTGGGTCGAGATCGGCCACATGAACATCGTCGCTGCAGGCTTCGTGGTCAAGAACGTGGGCGATGTGACGACCTACGTCAAGGGCACAGACTACGAGATCAACTACCGCTTGGGCATGCTCAAGGTGCTGGAATCCAGCGCGATTGTCGATGCTGCTGTGCTGCACATCACCGGCACCTACAACGCAATCACCGGCACGCAGATCGCGGGCGGCACCAACGCGCAGGTTCGCGCCAAGTTCCGCCTGGACGGCAAGAACTTCGCCGATGGCCTGCCGTGCATCGTCGACGTGCACGAGGCCGTGATTGCTGCCGATTCGGCATTCAACTTCCTGGCCAACGACTTTGCTGCGCTGTCGCTGCCGGGTCGCCTCAAGACCCCTGTCGGCAAGACCGAGCCGTTCACCGTCAAGTTGCTCGACGCCGCCATCTAAGGGTTGGGTCACGACCGTATGGAAAGCGGGGTCATTGGCCCCGCTTTTTTCATTTCCAGAGGGTGAGTAAATGGCAAGCACAAATGATGTCCCGCTGACGCTATCGGTGACCACCGTAGGCACCGATAGCGTTCGCCAACTGCAAGAGCAAGTTCTGGCCCTGGCGAAGCAGGGCGGGGACGCGGCACCAGCGTTCCAGCATCTTGCAGAGGAAATCGGCAAGCTGGGTCAGCAGACCAAGTTGACCGAGGACATGCGCAACCTCGGCGCCGAGGTCGAGCGGCTGGCCGTCATTGAAGCTGACGCATCCGTCAACGCGGCGAAACTGGGAACGGAGCTCACTGAGTTGTCATTCAAGACGACCGCGCTGCGCGACTCCGAGCGCGAGGCGAAGGCTGCGGTCATGGACGCGCAACGTGCACTGTTCGACAAGCGGCAGGCCCTGGCCGAACTCAAGAATGAGACTTCTGCCGCCGAGAAAGAGAGCTCCAACTACACGGGTCAGGTGAAGGCGCTGAACAGCGCCATCATTCAGGGCAAGACCGATCTGCGCAACCTGACCGAAGCGTACCGC